CCGCGGTTTGCTCGCTCGATCTTACCCCGGGTGACTGGGAGATCTGGGGGACGGTGGATTTCCGTCCCGCCGCGGGCGTCAGCCCGAACGCCATCGCCGCCGCGATCAGTACCCGCCCTGATGCGTTGCCCTCGGATGAAGACCTGATGACCGGTGTCGGCGTGCTGAACATGTTCGCCACGCCATCTCTCACCTCTGGCCAGCGTCAGGTGCTGATGACCGGGACGTGCCGGTCTAACTCCGCTGCCGCGCTGACCCTGTATCTGGTCGGCCAGACGACGCTGGGCGGCACCGGCACGCTCATCGGCAAGGGTTATCTCTGCGCGAGGCGCGTGCGCTAAGTGAGCGACGTTCTCGACGCTCTCCCGCGCGCCGTCGCGGATCTGATCGCGCCGCACCTCGGCGGCGAGGAGGACAGCCCGACGCTGGCCGCGATCGGCGTGGAGATCGGCGCCAAGCGCGACGAAGCCAAAATGGCGCGCAAGATGTCGGGCATCGAGGACGCGTGGCGCGCCGCTGACGAAGCCTACGAGGGCATAGACGACGCGAACCGTGGCGAGGTGGGCGACGGTGGACGCTGGGCCAAGCCGATGAGCGTGGATGGCCCGCTGATGACGGAGCGCAGGAACAGGAACCCAGACCACCGATCGACCGCGTTCCTGCGGCTCACCTCGCGCTATGTGGACGCGGGCGCGGCGAAGCTGGGCGAGATCCTGCTGCCCGCCGACGACAAGGCGTTCTCGTTCCGGGCGATGCCGGTGCCGCGCCTGATCAAGGCCAAGGAGGACACCAGCCAGGTCGTCCACGGCGACATGGGCGTGCCGCTGACGCGCCCGGCGCAGCCCGGCGAGACCGGCGCGCCCGCTGCCCCACCCGGCGCACCACCAGCCGGTGGCGACCCCATGGCGGCAGCCGCCGCGGCGTTGCAGGCTGGCGGGCAACCCGCCCCAGGCGCCACGCCAGGCGCACCGCCACCGCCAGCGGGCCAACCCGGGCAGGCGCTGACACCGCCGGGCACGCCGCTCGCCCCGGCCTCGCCCACGCCGCCAGGGCACGTCCCGCTGACGGTCAAGGACCTCGCCGTCGAAAACATTCAGATGGCGGACGAGAAGGCCAAAGCGGCTGAGACAAGGATCTATAACTGGCTGCTGTCGTGTCAGTATCGCGGCGAGATCCGCAAGGTGATTTTCGACGCCGCGCGCATTGGCGTGGGCGTCCTGAAGGGTCCGACGCCGCGCACCAAACGCGTGATGGCGTTGACGAAGCAACGCCACGGCGAGGACCTTAAGGTCATCATCAAGGACACCATCCAGCCGGCGGCGGTGTGGGTGGACCCGTGGAACATTTTCCCCGACCCCGCGTGCGGTGAGAACATCCACGACGGCAGCTACATCTTTGAGCGCGACCACATGTCGGCGCGGCAAATCCGCAAGCTTAAGAGCCTGCCCGGTTATATCGGGGACGCGATCGATCAGGTGCTGGATGAGGGACCGAACAAGGCCTACCGGTCGGAGACCGATCGCGGTCCCGGGTCGAAGCGCGACAAGGATCGTTTCGAAATCTGGTATTTCCAGGGCACGCTGACCAAGGAGGAGATGCGCGCGATCGACATGGCCTCGGGCCGCGATCCTTACACCGACGAAGATGCCGAGAACGACAAGCGCGACGAGGTGTTCGTGATCGTGACGTTGATCAACGACACGGTCATCCGCGCCACGATCAATCCGCTCGACAGCGGCTCGTTCCCGTATAACTCCATGCCGTGGCAGCGGCGCGCCGAAAGCTGGGCCGGCGTCGGCGTGGCGGAACAGATGCGGACGCCGCAACGCATGGTCAACGCCGCCGTTCGGGCGTTGCTCAACAACGCGGGCAAGAGCGCGGGCAGCCAGTTGGTCATCGACCAGAGCGCGATCATACCGGCGGACGGCCTGTGGACGATCACCCCCGATAAGATCTGGTTCAAGACCAACGACGGGCCGCAGGACGTGCGGCAGGCGATGATGGCGATCGCGATTCCCAACGTCACCGAGCAACTCATGTCGATTATCACCCTGGCGGAACGGTTCGCCGAGGAAACGACATCGATCCCGCTGATCACGCAGGGGCAGTCCGGGTCGACCACGCCAGACACGTTCGGCGCGACGCAATTGCAGAACAACAACGCGAACCAGCTTCTCCGTTCAATTGGCTACAGTTTTGACGACTTCATCACCGAGCCTCTGATACGCCAGTTTTACGAGTGGCTGTTGCTCGATCCTGATGTCCCCAACGAGGAAAAGGGCGAATTCGAGGTCGACGCGCACGGCTCCGTCGCGCTGGTCGAGCGCGCCATTCAGGACCAGAGCATCGCGCAGATGGGCAACATGGCGGCGAACCCAATTTACGGTATCGATCCGAAAAAATGGGCCGCGCTGTTCCTGAAATCCAAGCGCCTCGATCCCACCGACATGCAATACACCGAGGAAGAGCAAGAGAAGATGGCCGCGGCGCCGCCGCCCGAGCCGCCCCCGGTCACCGTCGCGCGCATCAACGCCGACACGCAGATCAAGCTTGGCGTGATGAAGCAAACCGCCGATCAGCAGACGCAGCAGGCCGAACAGCGCGTGGCCGACGCCGCCAACACGCTGGAGGGGCAGAAGCTGCACGTCCAGGCCACCGTCGATTTGCACGAAATGGAACAGAAACGCCAACTGGCCATGCTGGACTACGCCAACCGCCACCAGATCAGCCTCGACCAGACCAAGGCGGAACTCGCGCAGACCGCGATGAAGCTACAGGTCGAACAGCAACTGAACGCGATCAACAACGCGATCCACACGCGCGACACGCACGCGGCGCATGTGGTCGATGTCCACAAGCACGCGGTCGACACCGCCGAGGCAGCGCGCCAGCACGCCGTGGACACCGATCACGCGGCGGTCACGCACGCGCTCGACTCGGCGCACGCGGCCCGGCAGGCGGACCAGCAGACGGCGGAACAGCGGCGCCAGCACACCATCGACACCGGATCGGACCTGTTCAAGCACCAGAACCCGCCAGCCGTTCAGGTCCCCGGCAAAGCGGCGAACGGTCAGGCGGCATCACAGGTGAACCCATGATCGACTGGTATCAGCACGCGCTTGAGGTCGGCCTTCAGATGGTCGACATGGAGCGCGAGAACGCGTTGCTTAAGCGCGAGGTGGATATGCTGCGGCGGCTGTTGGTGGAGCGCGCCCAGATCCCGGCGCCGGTCAACCCGTTCCGCGCGTTCCCCGTCGAGCGGCGGCGCGTGGGTGGGTAGGTGCCTTTGATCAACGGCACGGCCAACGCCGACCCGGCGCCGCCGGAACTGACCTCGGGCGGTGGGGTCATGGACTGGCTGTCGGGCATGTTCGGGGGCGAGCGCGCGTTGCCGACGTTGCCCGCCGAGCCTGCGGGGCCGGCACGGGACGCTTATGCCGGGCAGTCCATGACGATGCCGCGCGCGGACTTCAGGCCCGGCACGGACATTGGAGGCAGCGTTCCAATGTCCGCCGAGCAAGCAGACCGCATGCGCGAGGCGTCGATGGAGTTGCACGACGCGACGATGCTGGCCGGCGGTCCCATGGGCGCCGAGGCCGGGACCGGCGCGGTGGCGCTGGCGTCGAGGCGGGGACTGGCGAACCCGCCGCCACCGTCGAGGGGGTTGATCAACGCGACGGGTGAAGCGCCAGGGCCGGTCTCGATCCTGAAGGACGGCACGATCCTCTCCGGCGAAACGCCGGTCGGACGCGTGAAATACGACCACGGCGATGCATCCACGCGCATTGGCGACATCGCCATCAATCCATCGATGCAGAACCAGGGCATCGGCTCTCAGGTGATCCGTCAGATCCAGGACGAGGCGGCGGCGCGCGGCAATCCGGTCGTGCTGTCCACCGACGCGTTCCGCGGCCCGCAGGCACAGGCGGACCAACTACGGCTCTATCAGCGGCTGGGGTTTGAGCCGAACACCGGGCCGGGTCAGGTGTCGGAGCGGATTGGCGGCAGGAAGATCGCGGAGGACCTGGTGTGGCAACCGCCCGGCTTCACGGCCTACCACGGCAGCCCCCACGAGTTTCCGCCAACCGCGCGCAATCCGTTGGGAGAGTTCGACCCGGTAAAGATCGGCACGGGCGAGGGCAGTCAGGCCTTCGGGGTTGGCGCGGGATATCTCGGTGAGGCGGAAAACACGGCGAAATATTATCGCGACAGGTATGGGCCGCAGGCTGATCCAAAGGTCCAGGCGGCGGGTGACGAGTACAACAACGCCCACGCCGCGTTCGATGGCTCCGTGGCTGCCCGCGCCAGGGTCGAAGCCGCCGAGCGGGCGTTGCAGGACGCGGAGGCGAACGCGCCACCAGGCCATATGTATGAGGTTAAGGTCCACGCGGACCCGGCCAGATTCCTCGACTGGGATCGACCGTTGTCGCGGCAGCACCCCGATGTCCAGGCGGCGTTGGCGAAGATCAACCCCGATATGTATCACCCATCGTCGGGCGACTACGATCCGTCCGAGAGCGGTCAGATGATCTATCACCGCCTGGCGTCCCGGTCTTCGCAGGCTGATGCGTCGGCGGCGCTGAACGCGGCCGGTGTTCCCGGGATTCGATACCTTGACGCCGGCAGCCGCGGCGCGGGCGAGGGTAGCCGCAACCTCGTCGTGTTCGATCCCGCCAGGATGGACATCATCCGCCGGTACGGCCTCGCGGGCCTCATGGCGGGCGCGGGCGCCGCCGCCACGCAGGGGCGAGACCAGACCCAGTGAGCGACTTCTTCCCGCAGCCCGACCCGCCGTTCGACCTCGGCCCGGTGGACCGCGCCAGCCCCCTGTGGCGGCGCCTGGAAGGGTGGCTCGCCAGCGAACTGGACAACGCCCGGCGGCGCAACGACGCGCCACGCCCGGAACTCGACACCGCGATGCTGCGAGGCGAGATACGCGCGATCAAGCGATTCCTCGCGCTGGGACAAGATCGGCCAATATTGACCGATGCCGGAGAGGACACACCGCGAGGCGTGTCCGGACTGTGGAGTAACTCATGAACGAAGACGAACACGACACCACCACTGATGACGCGGCTGCCGAGGCTGCCTTCGCGGGCGGGTTCGAAGCCGAAACGCCGAAACGTCCGGAGCCACGCGCCGCCCCCGGTAAAGATCAGCCCGCGGAAACCCCACGGGAGATCAAACCGAACGGCAAGGCGGACCCGGATTACGTCCAGATCACGAGGTCGGACTGGGATAACGTGAGGACCGCCGCGGCAAAGACGGCCACATATGATCAACAGCTTTCCAAAGCGTTCGGGACGATCGGCAACCTACAGAAAGTCATCAATGGCCTGCGCGACCAGACGCCGCAGGGTCGCAAGATCGAGGTATCGCGCGAAGCGTTTGCCGACCTGGAGCGCGATTTCCCCGAACTGGCGAATTCCACGCGGGCCGCGCTGGAGCGCGCTCTCTCGGGCGTCAACGGGAACGGCGCTGATCCCGCCGTCATCCGCCGCATGCTCAATGAACACGCGTCCGAGCGTGAGGTGGAGGTCCTTGAAGACGCCCATCCTGACTGGCGGGACATCGTCGGCGCCGTCGATGTCTCCCAGCAGATGCCAGATCCCAATAACCCCTTCCGCAAGTGGCTGGCGACCAAGGACGCCGGTTACCAGCGGCGGATCAACGGCACTGAATCAGCCGCCGTGGTGATGCGCGCGATCAACCTGTTTCAGCGCGAGACGCAAACCAGGACGCAGACGCGCCAGGCGCAGGCGGCTCGCGCCGACGCGCGCACTGACCGCATCCGCCAGGCCGTGCAACCACGCGGCGATGGGGCGGCACCCGCCGCCGACGCCACCAACGACGTTGAGGCCGCTTTCGAGTCTGGCTTCAAAAACCGCTGACACGCCTACGCCGACGACCGGTTCATTCCGGCCTGTGACCGACGCCATTTGACGGCGGTTCCCGTGAATACCTCAGAAAATCCTCTTCACAGGAGCGCCAACCATGGCAATGCAAACGTTTGGCATGACGACTGCCCGACTTGCGAAATTCAAGGGTGAAATACTTTCGCACGCCGTGCCGCAGGAAGTATTGGGCCGCAGCGGGCGCCAGATCCCAATGCCCAAGAACAACTCTGACACGTACGTCGCGCGCCGCTGGCTGCCCTATGGCGCCACCGGGGCCACGGCCTCGTCGCAGAACCAGTTTTTCCAGAACGGGCCGGGCGATCGGGGTAATATCATTGCCCAGGCGCACCAACTCTCCGAGGGCGTGACTCCGCCGCCGGATTCCATCGTGCCGTTGGACATCACCGTGGTCGTGCAGCAATTCGGCTGCCTCTACGGGTTCTCAGACAAGACCTACAACTTGTATGAGGACGACATCCCCAAGGCGATGATCGAACAGGCTGGCGAGCGGATGACGTTCGTCAACGAAATGATCGCCTACGGCGCGTTGCGGGCCTGCACCAACGTCTACTACGGCGGCGCCGGGACATCGATCTCCACGACCAATGGCGGGCTGACGCTGGGCCTCATCCGGCGCATCGCGCGGAATCTTCAGGCCAACCATGGCAAGCCCGTCAACAAGGTTCTGAAGGCGAGCCAAAATTTCGGCACCGACCCGGTCGCCGAGGGCTTCACGGTTTACAGCCACACCGACCTTGAGCCTGACATCAGGGACTTGCCCAACTTCGTGCCCGCCGAGGCCTACGCGTCCGGATCGCCAATCCAGAACGAGATCGGCAAGTGCGAGCGGTTCCGCTTCATCACCTCGGCGGATCTCCCGTCCATCCAGGACGGTGGCGCTGGGGTGGGCGCCACCGGGCTATCGTCCACCACGGGCGCGAATATCGACATCTACCCGTTCATCGTCACGGCGCAGGACGCCTGGGGGCAGATCGCGGTGCGCGGTCTCGGCGCGCTCGATCCGACATTCATTCCGCCCGGCGACAAAACCAAGTCTGACCCGCTGGGCCAGCGCGGTTACGTCGGCTGCGCGTGGTGGAAGGCCGTGATGATCGAAAATCAAGGCTGGATGGCCGTTGGCAACGTCGGTTCCAAAGTATTGGTCTGAGTGATCAAGTAAAGGAGGCATCCAATGCTTGACACGATGAACAGATACCTCGCCGGCTTCAGGGAAGTGCGGTGGGCGCATGCCCTGCGCTCCTGCCTGATTCCGATCGGCGATCGTATGTCCTCGCAGGCTCTCACGCCCGCTGGCCTCGTCGTCGGCACAACTGACACCACGACGGCGAAGATCGGCGCGGCGGCGTTCCAGGCCTGCGCCAACGGTCGCATGGTGACGATCGCCGCCGGCACCGAATTGCCGAAACCGCTAGGCCTCAACGTGACTACCGGGTTTTTCGGCATCGGGTGCTGGTTCACCGACAGCGCGGGCACCGTGACGTTCGCGCCCGGTCCCAACGGCACGACGGCGGGTAGCGCGGGGTTCCCGCAATTCCCGCGTGGGCAGGCGCTGATCGGCTTCATCACCGTGACGATCAGTGGCTCTTACATCGGCGGCACCACGCCACTGAGCGGCGCGACCACCGCCTATTTCTCGCCCACCGGGGCGTTCGATCCGACGATCCTCGTTTGAAAGGGGAATGAAATGGCTACCCTCAACTTTGATTATGGTGTCACACAGAACCTGTCCAATGCGGGTGTGGTCGCCGGGACTACCTCGACCTACACGACGACGGCGGCGACTGTTTGCGCGATCCAGGGCAAGTTCGCGACCCCCCTGGCGGCGCAGACCGCGCAGCCGACGCCAACCACCGACGCGGTCACCGGGCAACCGTTTGTCGCCGTGCCGCCGAACAGCACATGCGTGCTGGTCCTCGGCGTTAACGCCGCTGGCGTGATCCAGATGGCGCAGGGACAGATCCTGCCGACCACCACTGGCGTCACGACCACCGTGGGGGCGTTTCTGCGCGACCCGCAGTTCCCGCCGATCCCCGACAATTTCTGCGCGCTCGCGTATGCGATTGTGAGAACAGCACCAGCCGCCGCGCCGTGGACGCCGGGCACGGGTAGTTGGACAGCATCCGGCGTAGTTACGACTGCGTTTCAGAACGTTAGCCAATTGCCATCTCGGCCACAGCTTTCCTGATCTGGTGCCGTCGTCAGTCCCAACGGGCAAACGGCCCATGAATTCTGGCGGCGGCGTCCTGATAGGCCTGCGTGGCTTCCTCGATGGTATCGAAGGTGCCGAGGTATGCTTCCTTGTTCCTGGACCTGATCCTGGCCATGAAACCGCGCCCATGGGCCTGAACACCCTTGACGCCAACCTTGTTGTCCCTCCGGACCAAGATGTTGGCCATGTTCAGACCGTTTGTCGCGGCTCGCAGATTGTCGATGCGGTTGTTCGCGGGGTTTCGATCAGCATGATCGATGGTGTCAGGAAGCGGTTCGCCGTGGGTCAGAAGCCAAATCAACCTATGTGCGTAGTATGGGTGGTTCTGGAGTCGGATGAGGATATATCCGGCCTTTGTCACCGCCCCCGCGGGCTTCCCTACATTCTTGGCGTTCCATGACCGGAATGTCCGTTCGCTGTCAAACATCTCTCGCGGTCTCGGCAGCCAGGTCAGGGCGCCGGTTTCGGGGTCATAAGCCAGCAACTGGCGCACGAGGTCGCGAGGCGGTAATGGCTTGGGAAGCACGTCGATCCTCCACCCTAGGGTCAGTGTCAGGACGCTCAGAGCCGGTTCAACGGCCTGGGCGTCCGCCTCTGATCATGAATGAACCGTCCCGTAACGGCAACAGTCAGAGGTGATGCATGCCGCCGTTTCAGAAGAAAGAAGCCCACAACAGCGATGTCGCTGTCGAGCAATATGAACCCATCGCCGACCCAAAGGATTACGATGGCGATATCATCCTCGCGGACAAGGACCTGATCGCCAAGGACTACGCCGATGAGTTGGCTTTTATGAACGAACCGATCGAGATCCGCCTGCAACCCTCGACTGACAGGAACGCCGCCATGTCGTTTCCCGTGTGGGTGAACGGCAAGCCAGCCGAGGTGATGACCAACGGGCGCTGGCGAGAATTGGGCTGGCTGCCGGTGGCGACGAACCTCACGGTGCGCCGGTCGGTGCTGGAGATCATCCTGCGCGCCAAGGTCGACACCGTGAACACGCAGATTTTCGGTTCCGACACAGAGCGGCCCGAAAACAAGACGCCGCGCTTCACGACGCCGGTTCATTCCGTGTCCGTGCTGTCCGATCCGAACCCCAAGGGACCGGCGTGGATGACCGAGGTCATTCGCAGGACGTATTGACGTGACCTACCTGGAAATGTGCCGCGTGGCGATCATGAATTGCGGCGTGGCGCCGTTCGCCGCCCTCAACACGGTGCTGCCGACCGTGGTCGGGGCCACCGGCAGCGTCGGCAGGGTCACCGCGTGGGTCAAGGACGCATATTCCGACATCGTGATGGAACACGACGACTGGGAATGGCTGCGGTCCAGCAACATGCTGGGGGCCGGCGTTTCGTTCCAGACCGTCGCCGGGCAGGCCAGCTACCCGCTGGGCACCGGGCCGGGAACGGTGGGCGTGGTCGCCGACCGGCTTGGCAAGTGGGCTGAACACACGTTCCGCGATCACACGACATCAGTCGGGTTTGTCAACGAAAACTACCTCGATGACATCCCCTACGATCAATGGCGCAACGATTACATGTATGGGGCGCAGCGCAACGTGAAGACGCGCCCGATCGTCATCGCCATTGGCCCGGATCTGAGCCTCAATCTGGGTCCGCCGCCGAACGATCAATACACCGTCACCGGAGATTATTTCGTCGTGCCGCCGGATCTGACGGCTGACGCGGACGTGCCGTTCGGCCTGCCGACGCGGTTTCACATGCTGATCGTCTACAGGACGATGATGAAATACGGCCAGTATGAGTCCGCGCAAGAGGTTTACACGCGCGGCCAGGAGGAGAACGCGGGCATGTATTCGCGCTTGCAGCTTCTTCGCGCGCCGCGGGTGAGCTGGGGAGCCGCGCTGGCATGACGCTCATTCTGGAAGGTCCGTCCACCGACCCGGACGCCCCGGTCATCACGCCGATCGCGCTGTCCGAGGACATCAACACCGAACTAACGTCTTTTTGGCTGCCACTGGCCGGCGGCACGATCGTCGGCAGGCTGCTGCTCTCCGTCGACCCCTTGGTGCCGCTTGAGGCGGCGAGCAAGCGATACGTCGACAATCGGGCGCCGCTGGGCGGTCCCTACCTTCCGCTCGCCGGGGGCAGCATGCAGGGCGGTCTGACACTGGCCGGCGACCCGCTGATGCCGCTACACGCCGTCCCGCTGCGTTACCTTCAGGCCAATTACGCCCCGGTCGGCGTGTATGTGCTGAAGAACGGCGACACGATGACCGGGCCGCTGACACTGCCGGCTGATCCGCTCGCGGACATGCAGGCGGCGACGAAGCAATACGTCGATCACAAGTCCGGAGCGGGCCTGTCTGAGGCGCCGATGACCGGCCTGACCTACGGCAGACAGTCCGCGGCCTGGAATCAGGTGATCGCCGCGAACAACGACATCGTCGATGGCGGTAATTTTTGATTACGACATCAGAACATAGGGGTATCTTCTAGTGGCCGATATCCTCCGCATCAAACGACGCGTGACCGGTGCCCCGGGCGCCCCCTCCGGGCTGGCGAACGCGGAAATCGCCTACAACGAGGTCGACCACATCCTTTATTACGGCGAGGGAACGGGCGGCGGTGGGGGAACCGCTTCGATCGTCGCGGCCATCGGCGGGCAGGGTCTCGCCTACACGTCGCTGCCGGCGATGGACGGCACCGCGTTCGCGGGAGGAGCCTCGCTGTGGTCGCGCGGCGATCATGTGCATCCCACCGACACCACGCGCGCGGCGGCATCCTCGGTCCCCGGGCCGTCGGTCACCCCGCCGGCCATGGATGGAACCCAGACGATCGGGGTGCTGGCGACCTACGCGCACGGCGACCACATCCATCCGACCGATACCAGCCGCTACGCCGCGAGCAATCCGTCAGGATACCAGACGGCGGCACAGGTCGTGGCGGTCAGGCTGGACCAGTTCGCCGCGCCCACCGCGCCGGTCAACTGGAACAACCAACCGCTGCAAAATCTGGCGGAGCCAAGCAACAATTCGGACGCCGCCACGAAGCACTACGTGGACGGCGCGTCGCAGGGACTGGCATCCAAGGCCGCCGTGCAGGCCGCGACGACGGTCAATATCGCGCTGTCGGGGTTACAGAGCATTGACGGCTACCCGACCGGCGCGGGCGACCGCATCCTGGTCAAAGACCAGACGACGCAGGCCAACAACGGGATCTATGTGGCCTCGGCCACCGGCTGGAATCGCGCGACCGACATGGCCACCTGGGCACAGGTGCCCAACGCTTACGTGTTCGTTTCGCAGGGCACGGTCAACCAGAACAGTTCCTGGGTCTGCACCTCGACGCTGACCGGCGGCACGATCGGCGTCACCGCGGTGACCTGGGTGCAGTTCTCGCAGGCGGCGGTCGCGACGGCGGGCGCGGGCCTCAGCAAGGTCGGCAATCGCTTCGATGTCATCGGCACCGCCGGGCGCATCGCAGTCGGCGCGGCGGTGGACATCGACACCAACTATGTCGGTCAGATCAGCATCGTCACGCTGGGGACGGTGGGCACGGGGACGTGGAACGCGACGACCATCGCCATGGCGCGTGGCGGCACGGGCGCCACGAGCATCCCCACGGGCTACGTGACCAGCAACGGGTCGGTGCTGTCCTCGGTCGCCAGCATCCCCAACAGCGGCATCTCAGGCCTCGGAACGATGGCCACGCAGGACGCGACCAACGTCGCGATCGTCGGCGGCTCGATCAACAACGTGACGTTCGACTGCGGCGTTTTTTAGAGACGATGTTGAAACGACAATCAGCCGGGATAGTCTTGTTCGCCAGGGTAGGCCCATGTGGTTCGTCCGTCTCGGATGACTCTTCTGCGTCCGGTTGCCGTGGCGGACAGCCGGTCGGCCATTTGCGGTCCCTTTGGTCTGCCGGACTGGAACGCGATGGTCTTTGCCCTGCGGGCCTCGCGTCCCTGTTCATCCTGTGTGGCCCAGTAGTTTTTGCCATACGCCGGATTCTTGGAGCCTTTTGGGGGGTAGTTACGGGCGCGATCAGCGCGGTTCTGTTCAGCGAGGGTTATCGACACATTGCCGGGTTCATACCCTCCACGGTCGCCTTGACGCGCCATGACATATTGACCGCGTCTCCAGCCACGCCTCTCCCATTGGCCGCTTTCCTGCCACAGGGTCCACCATTGATCGAAGGTCAGGGCAAAGGGGATATCGCGCGCTCTGGCATTCGATTTGTGCGCGGCAAAGAGAAACCTGGGGGTCCGGCTGTTCCGGGCGCGCCATTGTTTCATACGTTCAGGCGTCGGCATTTGTGTCTCCCTTCGAGAGGCACGTTGTAGTGGCTGATCTGCTACGCATCAAGCGGCGACCCGCCGGGGGCGCCGCCGGGGCGCCCGCCTCGCTGCTGTCGTCCGAGGTCGCTTTCAATGAGGTTGACCGGACGCTCTACTATGGCCTCGACAATGCCGGTGGGGTCACGACCAACATTATCCCGATCGCCGGTTCCGGCGCGTTCCTGCCGCTGTCGGGAGGACGGTTAAGCGGCGGGCTGAGTTTCGGCGTGGCCACGGTGTCGAACCCCACCGACATGTCGCGGCATATCTCGCTGTTCGACGGCTGGGGCGGCTTCAGCATCACGGGTGGCACGCTCAACCTCGTCTCTGGCGGCATGCTCACGATGTTGTTCCAAGGTGCCACCGCCACCATGGGGACGGGCGTCGGCCTGTATCTCGATCACGATCCGGTCAACGCGACAGAAGCGGTGCCGAAACAATACCTCGACAATAATTACAGCACGAATACGCAGGGTGACGCCCGTTGGGTCAACGTGACCGGCGACACGATGACTGGCCCTCTGGGCATCGCCGATACTTCATCAAGTCCGTTGGTCATCCTGGGCAACCCGGTGATGCCGGGTATTCCGCCGCCCGCGCCAAGCGTCCGCTTCATCGGGGCGCACAACAACGACGGCATGTTTCTTGTCGATGCTTTTGGCAACGGCGGGTCAGGCGGCGGTGGGTTCTTCATGGCTCGCTCCACGGGAGGCGATGCGGGCGCGCCAGGCGCCGTCGCCGCCGGCCAGCGCATGGGCGGGTTACGGTTCTCCGGTTATGGCACTACGGGTTACGGTACGGCGCGTGCGGTCATCCAGGCGTTCGCGGCGGAAACCTTCACCGATGCCGCGCAAGGTGTTTATTTTAGCTTCCTCACCACGGCCATCGGGACCGCGACGCCGCTGGAGCGGCTGCGGTTGACTGATGCCGGCGCATTATTGTTACAGGTTGGTGATCCAACGCAGCCCCTTCAGGCGGTGCCAAAACAATACCTCGACAATAATTACAGCACGAACGCGCAGGGCGACGCGCGCTGGGTGAATGTTTCCGGCGACACGATGACCGGCCAACTCAACATCGCCAACAACAACAGCGCCCTGAGTTTCAAAGACGCCAGCGGCGGCGATGTCAGGTTTATCGTCGGCTCCGACAATCATCTCGGCGTTTATAGCACGGGGTCCGCTGGCGCGACCAACGTGGTCATACTGGACTTCTACGCTCGTAACGACAGCCCGCTGGTGACCTTTAGCCAGTCCACGACGTTCTCAAAAGATGTGACGCTATGGGGAACACTTACCTCGAACTCCAGCATCAACCTGAACAACGGCGTCGGCAACGACCCCAATGACCGCTCGCGCGGCATCACGCTCTGGGGTCCGACGGTCGGCACTGGTTACGGTTTCGCGGTCACCGCCTACACGCTGAACTATGCCGTGCAGGGCGGCAGTCAGAGCCGACATGACTTTTATTCGGACACCGATCTGCTGTTCCGGGTGGGTGGCGATCAGGTCCAACTCTATCGGCCCATGATACTGGCCCGCGATCCTGTCGCGGCGCTTGAAGCGGTCACGCTGCAATACCTCACGGCCAACACGATCAGCGCGGGCGGTGGGGACGCGCGCTGGGTCAACGTGACCGGCGACACGATGACGGGGTTGTTGGGCATCGCGGCGCCGGATACGCCCACGACCGCGCAACTGGTGCTCAACCCGACCGCGACCGGCGCGGTCAGGCTTGAGAGTAAAATCCGCTTCTACGGCTCGTTCGATTACGCGGGCGACACGACGCCGCGTTTCGCCGCCTCGATCCGGGGCGGGTTCCAGGGCGGCGCGTGGGGCAGTGAGCACCTCGACATCTGGGTCAGCAACCAGACCAACGACGCCAACACAGACGCCAATCAGTCACGGGTCGCGCGGTTCAATCTGAACGGGCTTACTCTCGCGAACGGGCTGTCGGTCGGGGGAGACTCGGGCCTGCACAACGTCTTCCTCGACGGCAATATGGGGATCATCTATCGCGGCCTCTCTGGCGCCACACAAAGATGGGTGGGTTTTGGTTACAACGGCGCCCTGAACCTCTACATCGACGGTGCTTACACGAGCGACCTCGCGACCACGGCATGGGTCGATGGGGCCTACCTCAGGCTAACAGGCGGCAACGTCACCGGACACACAACCTTCTCCGGTGCCAACCCGCAAATATCCCTGAACAGCACGACAGGTGATTATCGTTCGCTCTCATTTGAGACCAACGGGCTATGGCGTTGGCATTTCACCGTCACGGCAGGAGAGAGCACCGGCAACGTCGGCAGTGACTTCACGATCAGCCGCATGGGAGACAACGGCAGTCCAATCGACGCGCCACTGAGGATCATGCGGAACTCCGGGCGGATGTATTTGCAGTCGGGCAACGACCCGATGGAAATCCTCAGTCCAGCCGGGACCGGCGCGCGTTACCGCAGCACGATCAACGGGCTGCGCACATGGAGCGCTGGGACATGGACGGATGGCAGCTATTCCATCGGCGATGAGAGCGCGGCACAGTTACGGTTGACCATCGACACGTCAGGCAACACCACGCTCAATGGCGGTCTGACGGTTGCCGCGCGCTCGACGCTCAACGGCATCTGGCTGAACAACCACGTGTCGAACACCGCCACCGATCTGACCGGCGGCATCGACATGTATGGCGGCAGCTATGGCTTCAGCATCACTGGTGGCACGCTCAATATCATCGCTGGTGGCGCGGTCTGGTTCTATCCGGCTGGCACCCAGATCGCGGCTTTCAACAACGTTGGACTAAGCTTCGTGAGCGGCACCACGGTTGTGCTGGGCCGCGATCCATCCGCCGCGATGGAAGCGGCGACAAAACAATACGTCGATAGCCGCGCGCGGCTCTATACCAACGTCAAAGACTACGGCGCCACGGGCAACGGCTCGACCGACGACACCACCGCGATCCAGAACGCGGTCAACGTCGCCGGGGCGCACACGGTCTTCTTCCCGGCGGGCACCTATCGCACGACCGCGTCGATCTATCTGGCGGCTGGCGTCTCAGTGCTGGGCGTGGGTCCGGCGTCGGTCATCGCGGTCGCGGCGACCCAGTGGACGTTCGTGCTCAGTTTCTCCACCGCCACCGACGCGCATGTCGAGATCAGCCACCTGACCATCGCCCCCACCGCCGCGAATTGCGTCGGCGTCGGCGCCACGCTGGCGAATTTCGTGAGCATCCACGACGTCACATTCGCCGGCACCGCCGCCAACGCGATCAATCTGGACCGTTGCGCCTGGTATGCGATCGAGGATTGTTTCGTCACCTCAAGTATGAACTACCTCGGCGGGCCGGTGATCTGTCAGGATACCACCAGCGCCAACGGCAGCGCGATCGGCGGCAACGGCACCATCACCCGCGTCCGCTTCGCACCGATGACCGGGTCGCCCTACGGCCAGCGCGACGCCTGCATCCGCCTGAGTTCGCAGCCGACGACCAATGTCAGGGAATGTTACTGCGCCTGGGGCGCTTACGGCGCCGGGCCGGTCAGTTTCATCATCATCGAGAACCAGTGCCAGGGCAACATTATCGCGGAAAACATCGCTCTGGGCATGGACTTCGGCATTTTGATCCAGCCGGGAGCGATGGCGAACGCCGTGATGCCCGCCTACATCACGGTTACGCAAAACGCCATCGACTCGTTCGGCTCCATCGCGTGCTTCGTGGCGGGCACCGCGAGCCTTCAGGCCGAGT